TGGTTTTATGGAAAAAATATGGATAGCTCTTCGGACAGTATTTTCTTTTTTTTTTTTTTTTTTTTTTTTTTTTAATATAACACCAAGTAAACGGTACCTAAAATCTCCATAACTCCATAATTCCCTTGTGCCACAACAACTTAACTCCATAATTTTGTCCATAACCGTCCATAATTTCCATAATCCCCTATAAAATAGTTAAGTTACAACAATTACCGACGGACAGCGACGAGCTTCACAAACATTGAATTTATGCCAGCATAAAATAAAATAAAAAAATCCCTTGACAAAAATTAAAATTATGATATCATATAAATATAAATCACCGTCGAGAAAACCATAATTTTAAGGTAATTCGATTAAGGCAAAAATGAATATAAATTCAATCTTTAAAATTATCGTCAATATACCATTCAATTCACTAACGAATGGTATTTTTTATTGTATCCAAAACAAATGAAACTAGAACATAAACTGATATATCTAAATCAAGTGATGATGCCAAGATTAAAAGTGTATTGTAAAGAGGAGAGAAAAGTGGTGGTAAATTCATCATATTTATTTATTCCAGAAATAGTGAAGATGTATAGAAAGGAGATAAGAGATGTGGACAGCGGTTGTGGTTGTATTAGCAACTTTATTGGCAGGTGGTATAGTATATGCGGATTATGTGTTTAGGCATAGGAAGGATTTACTATAATGAAGAATGAGCATAAGAAAGTAGAAGTATTAGTATTACCAAAGTGTGACTTCTGTGGAGAGACAGCGCATTATGATGGAAGAACAAAAACAGGACAGTGGGGATATATGTGTTTAGGTTGCTTTGGCATACACGGAATTAGATTAGGGTTAGGTAGTGGACAAGAATTGGTGTTAAAAGAATGAGCGACTACTGGCATCCTACATACAAATGGCAACTCGTAGCTTGGTTTAAATGGAGATATCCACTCTATCCAGATTGGAAGTGGGAGAGGATGAGTAAGAGACAGTTATACGGAAAGTATAAGGAGGTGAGAGATGGGAGTAGTGAATACAGAAAAGAAACTAACAGGGAAGATACCATTCTACAGCATAATGCGAGATGATTGGGGATGGGTGAGGATGTGTGTGAAGCCAGACACAAGGAAGTGTGGTAAATGTATGTTTAGTAAGAAGTGCAAAGTGGAAGGAGAGTAGAAGATGCCTAAATCAGTATGCGTCAAATGTGAACAAGAACTAGAGTGTGAAAAGAATGGGGTGGTTGTGGTGGAGATGATGCATCAGAATACAGAGATATATAAATTGTGGGAAGCTGACCTCTGGAAGTGTGGTAAGTGCAAGGTAGAAGTGGTGCTAGGATTTGGAAATCAACCATATATGGAACATTATGAAGGGGATATACAAGCTACACTACAGAAATTGGTAGATGATGGAAGAGTGATAGTGTATGATAAGGAGGTGTGTGGTGCAGACAATATATAAGATTGTGGGAGGACAGGGAGGAAGATGTTCGTGTAATCATCATCTATCGAAAGGGAAGTGTTACTATTTGGTGGAGACGGGAAATAGGACATATACGATGTGTCAACAATGTGGGAAAGAACAGGGGTTGGAGAATTGGTGGGGAACGAAGAGGGAGATAACGGTGGAGGAGATGGAGAGGATGTGGTTTGGAGCGGAGCCAATAAAGGAGGTTGTATGCACAAGGTTGAGACAGTATACAAGAGAGTCAAGAAACTCTTCAACAAAAAGGGAAGAGATGTTGAAGGTTGCTGTAGAAGTATAGCGATACAGATGCATTTGAGGGAAGAGGATGTGATTGTGTTGATGGCGGGGAAGAGTGATAGGTGGTATAAGGAGTTGGGGTTTAATACTAAATGCCAGATATAACTAACAATGGTGAGGTTAAGAAGGAAGAGTGGTTAGTATACCAGAATGAGTTGGAGGTAGTGTTCAGTCTAATGGAAGATAGAGAGTTGATGAGGATACATGAGATGTTGGAGAAGATGATAGAGGAGAAGGTATATATAGAGAAAGAATTTCCTCTATCATGTGGGGAGATGAGGTCGATACAGCATAGTATTATGTTTTCATTTTGGATAAAGAAGAAGAAGGGAATTAGGATAGAATGTGGAGAGGTAGTGGTGTGTGAATTGGAGGAGAGTCCGTATTGGAAGAGGTATCAACCAAACTCGCACTTGATGGAGACGATAGAAGAAGATGAGTTAGATAATCCAGATAAGGAGAGGGATGTGGAGGAGAAAGAGGAAGGAGAGTTTGTATGAGTAATATAAAAGAGATGACGGTGGAAGAACTAAGGGCGGAAGTAGAACGAATAAGAGCAGAGAGGTCAGGGAAGGGGAGGGTGAGGAGAGCTGCATCTAAATCGAAGAGAATTGCGGGGCAGGTGAGTGATAAGAAGAAGGTGGAGGATGCGGAGAAGATAGAAGGTGCAGAATGGATATAGAGCAGAGATTAGCATTAGTGATTACGGATAAAGAGGTTAGGAAGTTGGTGGTGGATGTGCTAAAAGAGGTGTTAGAGAATGGACATGAGTTAGGTGGAATGGCAGACTATGGACATGGGTGGAATGATAGGGGGACGCAGATAAAGATGATAGTGAGGGAGATGATTGAGAGGTGGAAGGAATGAAAGCTAAAATTGGAGCCAGAAAGAAGCCAAAGGAAGTCGTAAGTTCAATAATTGAAATTACTAAACCAAAAACTGACACTCAACCAAAAGTGGATGCACGGTCATTATCTCTCCAGCAATATCATACAGCAGTAGAAGAGATGGGGAAGAAGATTACTAAATTTGCACTATCTCTATGTGAAGATAATTTATTGTCGGTAAAGATGGCGTTGATGCAGAGTGTGCAGAGTGTAGAGAGGAAGATTAGGGAGAATGAGAAAGAACATGGATTGAAGGAGAGCGGCTAATGGATAAAGTTAGAGCGGTGTTGGAAGGAATATATGAAGCAGGGCAGTATCACGATAAAGCAAAGTCTAATGAGAAGTATAAGCAGAAGGATATTAAGTCTGCCCACACCCAACTAGACGCACTCTATAAGGAATTTTATTTGGGGATGTTGCCGAGCGAAGAAGAAATAAAGAATATTGGTATTGATTTAGTAGATGAGTATTTTCCAAAAGGTGATTGTAAGGAAAGAGGTCAGGCAATAGTTTTATACGCTATGTTAATAATCAAATTCAACTCAGTGATTCAAGAGATAGAAAGGAGAATAAATGGGTAAAATATGTCCTATGATGAGCGAAATAATTAGAAGTAGGTTTAAAGGTGTAACAGAAAACACAGATGGTAACGAAGATTTGTGTAAGGTTAAATGTCTTGGCAAAGACTGTGCTTTATGGATAATTGAAATGGGAGATTCTAAAATTCCTATAGAAAGGTGCGGGTTGATAAAATGATAAGCAAAGAAAGAGTTGATTACTTATGTAAAGCTATAAGGGAATGCCAAATTCAAACTGGTGGAACTATACCACCGTATGAAAATTCTGGAGTTTATATTTTAAGTGCCATAATTACAGAAGCAGGACATTATGTTAGTAATTTAAAAATATTATACGCACCCACGGAACCAAGAATTACCTTATGTTTTGCGAAGTCAATTAAGTCAGATTTTGAAATGACAAGGATATTTGAGGATATTGCTAATGAGTATGTTTGGAAAGAAGGCGAGGTTTAATGAGTAAAAAAGTAATGAACCAACCCCACGAAAGGAAAACTAAGATGAGTAGACCCAAGTTTTTAGATTGCGTAATGACACCAGAGATTATTAGTCGCATTAGAGAAAATCAGGATTTCTATGATAAAGACCCCGAAGGTTATGAACGGCGGGAAAGACAAAGAGAAGAAGAAAGACAGCGAGAACAGGAAGAAGAGAATAGACAGAGGGAGGAAAACTAAATGGAACTAAAATATAAACTTGGAATGTTGTTTTGGGAAGTATTTCCGTGGTTAATAATAGGGTTAATGGTTCTGTTTCTTTTGTGTTTTGTATTTAGTATAGGTTATGTAATTTCCTACATAGATAAACACGGGCTAAAAAGCATAATTGAAAGAATTTGGATTGGAGGAAAACTAAATGGATAAGAGAGAGCAGATAGCAAGAACACTAGTAGAACAATTTAAGTTAGAGTTTTTTGATAAAAAAGAATTACTACAATTAGTAGATTGGTATAGAATTTCTGACCAAATCCTCGCCCTCTTTCCCGAACCTTTGGTGGGGGGGATAGAGAAAATAATTTATACAGAATTGAAAAGACAATACAAAGGCAGATTACCACCTAATCTAAGAATTAGTGATTTGGCCCTCGCCCTCTCTAAACTTCAGATTAAGGGGGAAGAGGAAGAAACAATCCAAAAGAGTCTTTGTGAAATCTGTAAAATTGTTAGAGATTGCACAGTCCGATTCTCAACAATGGGGATAGTAAATAAATGTGGATTATATCAACCCCACCCTGAAGTTAAGGGAGAAGGGAAAGACGATAAAGAAATATACCCTTGTGCTGATTGCGGAAAAATGAGAAGTAAGAATCAAGGCGGAACTACTTTCACAGTTTGCGAAGAATGTTGGGATAAACATTATAAGAAACCCCACCCTGAAGTTAAGGAGGAAGGGAAAGAGCACACATTTTTAGGTATTCCTATTAAAATTGATAAAACTATTCCAGAGCGTATGTGGTATTTAGTAAATGATAAATATTTTCCCCACCCCGAAAATGGGGGAGTGTGTAGCCATACTTATACCGCAGGACAGGTTAGTTATGGAAAAGAATATTGTATTTATTGTGGCAAAAGCAAACCTCTCCCACCAAAACCAGAGGGAGTGTGTGAATGTAATAAATCAGCAGTTTTAAAAATTGGGAATATTGTAGGGACTAAGTGTTTTAATTGTGGAAAAGAAATCAAACCTCTCCCACCCCAAGAAACAGAGAAGGTTGAGCCATTAAATGAACCTACTAAAGAAGTTAGAGAGTTTTTGTTAAGAACAGATACTAATTTAATTTTGATGTGGGATAAAATCAATCAATTATGTCGTGCCTTTAACTCGGCACAGGGGGAGGAGAGATGAGAGATAAAATAATATGTTTACTGGGTTTACTGATGGTGATTGATGGACTTTGGAGTTTAAAGACAGAACGAAACAAGCACGAGTGGTTGCTTGATATTGGGAGGTGGGTGAGGTTAGGGGTTGGGTTTATATTGATAGTTATATAAGAAAAAGAGGAGGGAAAGATGTCACCAAACTTTGATTTAGAAAAGAATATGTTTAATAGTAGTTGCATTTCTGACTACCAAGGGTGTCCGAGACTATTCTATTATAGTTGGATTAGGAAGTTGAAAGTGAAAGAGGTGAAGTTGAGTCTAGAGTTTGGAAGAGTGTTTCATGAAGTGTTGTTAGAGTGGTATAGGAGTGGAGATGTAGAAAAAGCAAGTGCGAAGTTTAGTCAACTTCCATCGTTGATAACTGTGGACTTGTTGACGAAGGAGTGGGGGGAGGCGGTATTCAAACAATATGTGGAGAGGTATAAGACGGAGATGGGGAAGACACTACATTTGGAGGTGAAGTTTAGAGTGGAAATAGGTGACCGTATCTATGCGGGAACAATGGATAGGATAGAGGATTGGGGAGGACAGATATATGTGGATGACCACAAGACATCAGCACGTCTTGAATTATCGGAGAGTAGTCACCGTCCTAGCCCTCAAATAGATGGGTATTGTTGGGCGTGTAGAGAGATTGTGGGGAGGTGTCATGGAGCGATTATAAATGGGATATCGACAGCGAAGAATCCGAAGGAGAGGTTTATTAGATTTCCTTCTACTAGATTGGAGAAGGAGATGGATGGGTGGAAGGAGGTATTTAGTGACACAACAAATGAGATAATGAGAGATGTGGAGAGGAAACATTTTCGAAAGCATTACACTCAATGTAACAGATGGGGGAAGTGTAAGTACTGGGAGTTGTGCGTGTATGGAGAAGATGAGAGGTTTATAGAACAGAATTTTACAGTAGATAAAAAAGAGGTAGAAGATGCCATTTGATTTAGCTCTCGCGTTAGTGGTGGTGGTTATGTTTCTATTTGGGGTGGCGTGTGGAAGAGGGGGAGGTGGAGATAGTGGGACGCAAAGTAGTTAAAAGAACTAATTGGACGATATTTAGGATAAAGGGAGCTATAGCATTGTTAGAGGAATTAAAAACTACTTCCCTTATCCAGAGTGATATAGGAATAGGTATAGCGATATTAGAAGGTTTAATTAAACAATTGAAAGGGAGGAAGAGTGGAGAACGCTAAAGATATTGTGGCAGCTAATATGAAGTTGAATGTCCTCATTTATGGGAAGAGTGGGACGGGAAAAACTACTTTTGCAAACTGTTTCCCCCACCCTTTTACCTTCGACTTCGATAAGGGGATGTTGAGTCAGAGAGGGAAGGATGTGGAGTTTGAGACGTATAAGGGAGCAAATGCGTATGCGGAGTTTGAGGTGAAGTTTAAGGAGTTGGAACAGAATTGTCCATACGACACCATCATTTTAGACTCGGTGACGACGTTGGAAGAGTATTGTATGGATAGGGCGTTGATGGCGAATAGGAGGGTGATGCCGACGATGAATGAGTGGAATGTGTTGATTGCGGACCTCAAAGATTTGTTTATGAGGGCGACGAAGATGAGTAAGCATCTGGTGGTGATTGCGCATGAGCAAATGATACAAGACGAAATCACAGGTGAAGTTATGGTTAGACCACAGATTGTGGGAAAGAAGTTACCGGCACAACTTCCCCTCTGGTTTGATGAGGTTTTTCGCACTCAAATTAGCAGAACGAAAGATGGAATACCATTATACAGTCTGCTAACAGTAGGTGACTTAAAGTACACTGCAAAATCTCGTTTAAATTGTCTTCCACCTATTTTGGATTGGTCTAAAGATGGCAAGATGTTAAACGCATTTGATATGATTATGTCTAAAGTGAAGGAGATAAAAGTATGACAGAATCTGATTTAGGTTGGTTAGCAGGAATTATTGATGGAGAGGGAACTATTACTCTTTGTGAAGTTCATAAATATGATAGAGAAAAAATAGGATATAGTGTGAATGTATGTGTTAGTTCTACAGACACTAAAATTGCTTATCATACAATGGATTTAATGAAAGAGATGAATATCCAACCTGCTATTCAAATACTAAAAAGAGATATTGCGTCTAACCACAAAGATGCATATCAAGTTAGGATAACTAACTATTTCGAGATAGAAATTTATTTAAGAATGATACAAAAGTATTTAGTAGGCAAACAAGAACAAGCATATTGGATGTTAGAATATATTAAACAAAGAGAGTTAGAAGGGAAGAACCAACCAATTGGTGACTTAAGTAGAACAATTGCTAACAAGATAAGAAGTTTAAATACTAAAGGAAAGGTGGTAACTGGAAAAGATGTTAAATAACTACTGTCCAGAATGTTCGGTATTATGTGGTGAGAAGTTCTGTTGGAGATGTGGGAAGAAGAGTATAAATGGTATGTTGATGTGTCCACATTGTGAGAATGAAGTGAGTATTATAGGAAAGTTTTGTGGTTTTTGTGGGAAGCCGATACAAGAGGAGATTAAAGAACATATACAAAGGGAGAGAGGAGGTGGGACAGGCAAAGAAAGTAACGAATAGGAAGTGAGTGTAGTTAACCAGTGGTGTAAAAAGGAGAGACAAAATGTTGATAGATGCACAGCTTCATGATTTTGAAGACTTTTCACCCGTACCACCCGCGATATATACATTCGCGATTAAGACACCGATGGAGATTGTGCCGTTAGTGAATGAGAAGACGGATATTGGAGGGAGTGCGTTCACGTTCATCATTCGACCTGAGATTGTGGGAGGGGAACAGGGGGGAAAGACGGTGAGGAGACAGTTTAGTAATAAGACGAAGGCGACACGTTACTTTCTAAAATCGTTTCTGGATAAGATAGGGGTGAATATTAGTGGGAGTGGACAGTTCACTAGTGAGAACCTATTAGGGAGACAGTTTAAAGGGGCGGTGACGGAGAGGTCGTATTTGGATAAGAATGATGGGAGTACGAAGAAAGCTAGCGATATTGATACAGAAAGTATTGTGGCTCTGTAAGAGTAAGAAAGTTAGTAATTTCAATAATTGAAATTACAACATTCAGTAATGGGGAAGCTCGCATGTCGGTTGCGTGTAGCAGAAGACGAAGGTTCAACTCCTTCCTTCCCCATCACTAAAATAAAATAGGAGAAGATATGAAAGTTAAACTGAGAAAGTTGTGGGATAGTCAAAAAGCGATAATGAAGGTGGCGAGTAAAGATTTACCTATCAAATTAGCGTATTGGGTGGGGAGAGATGTGGATAGGGTGGAGAGGGAGTTGAGAGATATAAATAAGAGTAGAGTAGAGTTGGTGAAGAAGTTTGGAAAAGAGGATGAGAAGAAGAAGACGTGGACGGTGACGCCAGAAAATGCGGAGGTGTTTGAAAAGGAGTTTGAGGCATTTTTGGAGACGGAAGTGGAAGTAGATATAAAACAGTTTGAGATAGAAGAGTTTTCTTCTATCCAACTATCTGGAGAAGAATGCAACGCAATCAACTTTATGTTAAAACAAGGAGAGATATGAGAGTTAGAGTAGACCAGGTGAAGATAGCAGCGGAGAGGTTTAGGGATGATTATGGAGAGATAGAGGAGTTGGCTGTCTCAATTCAGAGGTATGGATTACTCCATCCAATTGTGGTGGATAATGAGTTGAATTTGATTGCGGGGGAGAGGAGGTTAAAAGCGCATCGACTTCTGGGGATTACGGAGATTGAGGTGAAGCAGTTGAAGGAGATGACGGAACTTGAGAAGAGGGAGATTGAGATAGAGGAGAATTTAAAGAGGAAGGATTTTACGTGGCAAGAAGAAGTTAAAGCGAAGAATGAGATAGACAAGATAAAGAGGGAGTTGTATGGAAGTGCAATTAAAGGACATGGTGGGGGGTGGTCGATACGAGACACAGCTGATAGTGTTGGTGATTCTATTGGTACTGTTAGCCGTGATTTGCGACTTGCGAGAGCGATAGAAGAGTTTCCAGATATTGGACGAGAGGCAAGTAAGGATGCAGCATGGAAGAGATTTCAGAAGATGAAGGAGAGGTTGTATACGGATGAGTTAGCGGAGAGGGTGAAGATAGAGATAGATACGAAGTGTATAGTGTGTGGGAATAATGAGGTGGAGATGAGGAAGTTGAAGTCGAACAGTGTTGACCTTGTGTTTACTGACCCTCAGTATGCAATCAATTTGGATAAAGACTTTAAATCTATTGATGCGTGGGCGGGGAAGGTGTATCAACAAGATGATGAGGTAGAGAGGGTGATGAATAATATATCTATTGTTGTGAGAGAGTGTTATAGAGTGTTGAAGGATGACCGTCACATGTATATTTGGTTTGGTATTCAACATTATGAGTATTTGTTGAAGATGTTGAGGGATACGGGATTTAATGTTAATCCTGTTCCTTGTATCTGGCATAAGAGTGGGGGAGGAGGAGCGGGAGGAAGTGAATATGCATATGCGTCGAATTATGAGGCATTCTTCTTCTGTATGAAAGGGAGACGTCCATTAAATAAGTTGGGTCAATCAAATGTGTGGTTGGAGCCGAGAGTGGCTCCTCAAAGGAAGGTGCATCCTACTGAGAAGCCAAGGATGATGATAAGGAAGATGATAGAGCAGAGTAGTCAAGCGGGAGAGTTGGTGATAGACCCGTATGGAGGGTCGTTCTCAACTTTGATTAGCGCATTGGAGATGAAAAGGAATGGGTGGAGTTGTGATATAGATAAGGAATACTGCAATCAAGGGGTGTTGAGGTTGGAAGCGTTGAAGAAAGGGGAGGAAGAGGTGGTAGAGGATGTGGTGTAAATACATCTTTCAATGGATGGTGGTGGGAGTGTTTGTTGGAGCTAGCCTTGTATCATTTATATATAAGGAGCCAGCAAAGGGTTACTTCTATTTGTTATCTGCGTTAATTAACTGGAATGTGATGTGGTTGAAAGGATAGGGTGAGATGAGAACGATAAAGAAGTATGAATTAGTAAGAGGAGAGAATAAGATATCTACACCAAATTTATCGGAGGTGGTGTGTGCAACAGATGAGGGTGGGAAGATATGGGTGTGGATGGAGGTGGAGACGGAGAATGTAGAGAGGGTGATGAGGGCGTTCTTTGTGATGGGGTGTGAAGATGAGGTGGGGGAGGGGATGAGTATAGCGTTTATAGGGTGGGGACATACACCATCAGGGGAGGTTGTGATTATATACGAGATATTGTAGATAGAGAGGAGTTAGAGAGTGGTAGAATTTGATGGACCTAAGAACGCGAAGATATATATATGCGGGGAGGCGCCAGGTTCGACGGAGGAGATGGAGGGGAAGCCGTTTTGTGGGGGAGCGGGACGTCTCCTCAATCGACTTCTTATGGAAGCTGGATTGGTGAGGGGAGAGTGTAGAGTAGGGAATGTGATGAGGGTGAGACCGCCTAATAATGATTTCTCTCATTTTTATGTGGATAGACAGAAACATATACCTAAACAAGAGTTGGTTGATGGGATAGAGTATTTAAAGGAGGATATTAGGAGATGTAATCCTAATGTGGTAGTAGCGTTAGGGAATGAGGCACTGAGGGCGTTGACTGGAGAGAGAGGGATTACGAACTGGAGAGGGTCCATCTTATTCAATAAGGAGATAGGGTGTAAGATTATTCCTACCATTCATCCAGCAGCCTTACTCAGAAGTTGGAATAATATACCGCTAGTGATGTTTGATTTTAAGAGGATTAGGGAGGAGAGTAAGTCACCTGAATATTCATTGAGGAATAGGGAGTTTATTCTTCGTCCTCTATACGAGACATTGATGTATGAGTTGAGTAGACTAAAGAAGGTGAAGAAGATAAGCTTCGATGTGGAGACGGATGAGGATGGACATATAACTGTAATAGCACTTGCACCAGACCCTTGGCATGCACTATCTATTCCTTTCACGAATTCGAGTGGCGCACCGTATTGGAGACTAGAGGAGGAGATAGAGATATGGAAGCAAGTGAAAGAGATTATGGAAGATGAGGAGATAGGGAAGATTGCACAAAATGCGCAATTCGACATTATTATGATGCTCATCAATCCATATCACACGCATGTGAAGGGATTAGTATTCGACACGATGTGTGGACATCATACTGTGTATCCAGAGATGGCAGCGAGTGAGGAGGAAAGTCCGGGAGGGAAGAGGAAGCACTCCATTGGAGGGGGGAAGTCATTAGGTCTACTCTGTTCGATATATACTAGACAGCCGTATTATAAACATTGGGGAAAGAGTGGGACGGATGAAATCTTCTGGAGATATAACTGTATGGACGCCTGTGTGACGTATGAGTGTGCAGATGTGATAGAGAAGGAGATGAAGGAGTTTGGAGTCTTCGGCTTTTATTATAAGTTAGTGCATCCACTCATTCCAATATTACTAGAGATGCAGATGAGGGGAGTCCTTATCGACCAATCTGTTCGAATGTCGGCGATGGAGATGTATGAGAAAGAGACGGTAGAGTTGGAAGAGAAGTTGTCAGGAGCGGTAGGGAGGATAGTTAACGTGATGAGTCCGAAACAGTTGAAGGATTTACTGTATGTTGAGCTTAATCTACCTCCACAATATAAGAAAGGGACGACGCAGTTAACTACAAATGAGGAAGCACTTGAGAATTTGGCGAATAAGTTTAATTCTCCTATATTCGACCTCATCCTTGGGATTAGACAGAATAGGAAGTTGATAGGAACGTATCTAAACGATGCGGGAGGGGATGATGGAAGGATGAGATGTTCGTATGTGATTGGAGGGACTGAGACAGGTAGACTGTCTAGTAGACAATCTGTTTTCAGAAGTGGAACTAATCTTCAGAATATACCGCCAGGAGTGTGTAGAAGAATGTTTGTAGCGGATGAGGGGAAGGTTTTTATTGAAGCTGACTTATCACAGGCGGAGGCGAGAGTGGTTGCATATCTATCAGAAGAAGAGAGGATGATAGAGATATTCGAGAAGGGGGGAGATATACATCAATTAACGGCGGACTCATTACCAACATCGTTTATGCCGAGTGGTTCTGCTTATGAGAATGTCCCTAATCCGAGGAGATTGTTTGCGAAGAAGCATGTTCATGCGTTTAACTATGGAGAAGGAGAGTGGACATTTGCAAGGAGAGCGCAGATAGATAGAAAGACAGCAGGAGCCATTAGAGATAGGTACTTCGATATGTTTCCGCGGATAAAGGCGTGGCATCTCTCTATCCAATCTCGTCTGGGAAAGAGTAGAACAATGACTACTCCTATGGGGAGGAAGAGGACATTCTTTGGACTTTGGGGGGACCAACTCTTTAGGAAGGCGTATGCATTCGTTCCACAGTCGACTGTTGCTGATGTCCTAAACTTAGCATTGATTAGATTGGATAGTCTAACAAACTCTGGGAAGTACACAACATTTGCAAAGCCTGAACCTATGTTGCAGATACACGATGCATTCGTTGTACAGTGTGGTAATGACATTACTAGTATAGACCAAACTATTCTAATTATTAGAGAAGTATTCAACATCCCTATCTATATAAATGGGAAGACACTGACTATGCCAATAGATATTAAAGTAGGGAAGAATTGGGATGAGATGGAGAAGATTAAATGAAAGCACACTTAAGAAAAACAATGCGTTGGAAACATACACATGTAGGTCGTCCATCTTGGAAGTGGTATGGAGGGAATAGAGAAATAAAGTATTGGCAATGTGTTAAGTGTGGAGCGTTTAAGTGCTGGAATTCATTGAAATATATAAGTAGTGTATACACACGAAGTTTTAGACGGCATCAAAGAAAAATAATAAGTAGTATTTGGCAGTCAACTCCTTTATCTACACTATTAAAAAAGAAATAGGAGACATCTATGGCTAATGGGAACGGGAAGAATGGTAAACGTCTCTTAGATGATTGGTTGACAGCATACGCTGATTACACTCAAGAGACAGAGTCCCCTAGTCTGTTCCACTTTTGGGTAGGAACGTCGGTGATTGCGAGTGCGCTAGAGAGGAAGTGTTGGATACATAGAGGATATTATACATTATATCCTAATTTGTATGTAGTGTTGATAGGGGCGAGTGCGAGGGTGAGGAAGACGACAGCGATTGGGATTGGGTATGAAGTCTTTAGAGAGACGATGGGAGAGGATGTGGTGATAGTTAGTCAGAAGGTGACACCAGAAGCTATCATTTCACTATTCGTTGATGGATATAAGACGAAGGGAGTATCAGGTGGAGTCATTGTGTGTGATGAGTTGGGAGTGTTTTTGGGAGGGCAAGCGAAAAATATGGACCTCATGCAACTGTTGACGAAGTGGTATGATTGTCCGAAGCATTTCGAGTATCATACAATGATGAGGGGGAAAGAGGTGATGAATTGTGTGTATTGTAATATGATTGCGGGCACGACACCACAATGGTTGAAGGATAGTATGCCTCCTCACGCCGTTGGTGGAGGATTTACGAGTCGTATTATTTTCGTGTATCAAGATAAACCTGAGAAACTTATTGCATTTCCTGAACTGACTCCAGAGATGGTGGTGTTGAAAGGGAAGTTAATACATGATTTGAAGGTTATATCTAAGTTGGGAGGACAGTTTAAGTTAACGGATAAGGCGAAGGAGTGGTATGAAGGGTGGTATACGACAGTGTTCAAACCTGAGACGACACCATACGCATCTCTCGATGGATACTTTGGACGCAAACACGACACATTGTTGAAGGTGGCAATAAGTCTGTCGGTATCTAAATCGAATAGTTTAGTGGTGGATGAGATTGAGTTGAAGATGGCACTGAGGGCGTTGAATAAGAATGAGCAATACTTACCAGACACACTCCGCCTAATACAGATGACGGATGTAGGGGAGAATATGGAGAAGGTGTATAGGACGATATGTAGGAAGGAGGAGATTGATTTTGTCTCACTCTCTCGCCAACTTAGTTACTGTTTGAACAGTAAGATGTTGGAAGAAGTGTTGATGGATTTGGTGGCGGGAGATAGGGTGGTGCAGTATGTGAAAGAGGGGAAGAGGTGGTATAAGATGAAAGGAGGACAGTGATGAGTTAGTTTTGGATAGGGTTTTGTATAGCGATGGGGTTGATTTTGGGAGGGTTTGTAACAATAGTGGGGATAATGTATTTGGTGGATAGTGTAGAGTGGGTGTGGTTTAAATGCGAGAGGAGAAAGAGAGATGCAACTCAACGATTGTAAGGAGTGTGAACACTTTAGTCAGTGTTATGATAGAGTGAGTAATGTGGATACGTTGGAGAAGGCGTTGGTGGCGTATATGAGTGCGTTGTGGCGGAGAGATTTATGTGTGAACAACGAGAAGAGGGCGTGGAGAGAGAAGAGGGTGTAAGTTCAATTATTGAAATTACTAACTTTAACGAAAGGATAGTAAGATGATGCAAATCATTCTATATGATGATTGGTTGGGTAAAGCGAAGGAGAAGGTGTGGGATGGAAAGAGGAGAGTTCAGAGAATGAGTAATACACAAATAAAGGAATTGATGAGGTTGTGTGTGACAGCAGTCAATACTGAATTTTTATTAGATGGGATTAAGTATCAAATTAAATAACCCCACTCCAATAACTTCTTCTCTTCGATAGAGATACGAGTGGTGGGGTCGACTCTATACTGGACATTGTCAATGTCTAGATTGGAGATGGTCTTCATCACTCGTTTCTTTGCTTCCCCCACATCTCTCCCTCTAGCACTTACGAACATCAACTTCCCATCCCTACCTCCACTTTCATATACATCTCCATTTTTCTGCATATCCATCATATAGAGGTGACGGAGGTTGGACGGACTAACTCCCTTCACTAATGTCTTTACACATCCATTGGAAGGAGATGGGAAGGGGGGGACAGAGAGGAGGAGAGAGAGGGCATAGTCCGTGGTGAATTCGCCATCACTTTTTCTTGCATTTGATACAGCTAATAGTAGTTCGACAACTGAACCTTTATATAATTCGAGAAGAGAGGAGAGGTAGAGGGTGGAGGTTGTGAAGGAGATAGCATACAATTTACTTTTCGTTACTATAGATGATAGAGAAAGGATACCTCGGAATTTAGATTTCTTCAACAATCTCTCCATCTTCCCCACCCCATTCTCCACCAACTCTGTATGTAAGTGAGGACAAGAGATGATGTTGCTGGCAGAGTCAATAAGGGGGCCGAGAGAGGAAGTCATGAAGCGGTCTTCATTCCATACCACGAATGAGGAGATGGAAGAGAGTCCATTCCACCACACTCCACATTCCAGTTTAACTCCCTCTTCCCCTTTCCACCTCTCTATCCCTACCCTCTTCATCACCTCTCTCGCATAACTTTCGTTACTGCAGAGAGAGTCGGTCCAGTGGGAACTACCAAACACACTTACCCCTTGTTCTTTAATGTAATCCGCTACTTTCCCCATCCCCTCCCCATCCACCACCACTAGGTCTGGTTTGGTTTCGGTTAAGAGTTGATGGATATTAGATGCGACACATTCCTCTCTCTGGTTTAGGAGATGTTTAGAGAATGCTACCTTCTCCACTATTCCATTTCCTAGGAAGGATGCGGACTCGTCTTCGGTGTAGAAGAGAATGGAGTATCCTTCACTGAGGCATCGCATAGCTAGTCCTAAACTATCCCCTATTCTTGATATGAATAATAGTGTCATCGTATTCCTTTCATGTCCTTCACGACATTGTCTAATGTGTTTTTAATAGACTTGAATTCCTCTTCTCTCCCATTCCTCTTCGCATTCGCTGCTCCCATCGTCAACTCTTTTATATCCCCCATCGTCTTAGTCAATGCACGTCTTCGTAAATCTTTTAAATCACTTTTATATACAGTAGAGAGGGTAGATGCAAATGCCCATTCCGCTGGTGTTAATGGTAGTTTGTTTTTCTTCTTCGTCACCAATCCATCCAATTCTCTTGTGATACGTGCACCTGGAGAGACGGTGGTGAGGAGGTGACGGATGCGGACAGGGATGTCGGCACCAAGGAAGGGAGCGTTCTCTCCCTTATATCGTTGAATAGGTTGGTCGAAGTAGATGTCTTTATTGAAAGCTTGTTGTGCTGGTTCCTTCACGAAGGGGGAGAGTAAATCAAAGAGGATGTCTTGAGGTCGTGCTATCTTTGCTAAATCAGCTGCTGGTAATATCCCCTCGAGAGGGATGTAGGTGACGGTGTCTATGGTTCGTTGTAGTTCGAGAGGGAGACGTTGGTAGAGGTTGTTGTTAGTATATTTAAGTCTAAGTAGGTCGATAGGTTCTCGGTTACGGATGGGGATGGCGAGAGGTGCAAACTTCTCAGGAGTCTTCAACAGGGACTCTAACTGGAGGGGAATGTTTTTTCTAGTCCAAGTATAGAAAGGCATGAGTCGTTTCATAACTGTCCTCTCAAAATGAGTGAGGTCACCATAGTCGAATAGATACTTTTTCACGGAGAGAGCTGCCTCTTCCACCGACTTCCCTCTCCCTACTACTCTATCCATAAAATGTGCTAACCTTGCATTATTCTCAATAGTACGTCCCACTAACATTCCTCTTCCACTAATCCCCCCCTTCCCTCCCATCGCTTGACGTATCGATAAGTCGATGTCGCTTGCATACCATCCATGTTCGAGGACTCCTAGGCGTTCAGCATCGAGTATCAGTTTGTTTGCATCCTCTATCGATATCCCCAACGTCCTCAACCCTTTTCGTGCAAGGTCTCCATAATAGGGGATGTTACCATACTTGCGATAAGCTTGAAGAGCACTTGCTTTAGGGTAGTATTCGACGGAGACGTCAGCTAAGAAGTTGTTCCACATATTCCCCACCATATTTCGGAGATGATATTTAGGAAACACAGCTAATTGCCATCTCTTCCATACGTTCTGTACTTGGTCAAAGTGTTTCACAAAACTATCCCATACCTCAGGTCGATAACTTGGGTTCATGTAGTATTCACTAGCTCTCCCTATCTCTGCCGCCACCTCATTAGGGAACACCAGTCCCTTAAGAGAGGGGTTGAGTTTGATAACATTCTCTGGGAGTTGGATGTAGGTGGAGGGGGCATCAGCGATGGGGAGACCGAACTTCTCTCCTGTCTCCCTCAAGAATTCGGCAGAGGTGATTGCTTTCGCTCCTCTTGTTCCTCTCACTGCAGAGATGTAGGAAGGGTCGGTGAGGAAGAATTGTTCAAGCGTCTTCCCTTCTAAAGATTTCAGTCCAAACCCATTCACAAACGAATTAAACTCATCTAATGTGAAGTCTTCTGTCCTCCTCTTCAACGCGTTCATCATCTGGGGAGTCCATAATTTAGTGCGTCCAATTCTCATACTTAATAGTATCTTCTTTGCATCATCAGTCGTAATTCGAGGGAAGTATCCAAACTCTCTCTTCGCCCTCTCTATTGTCAACTGTTTCAGTAGTTTACGCGACTCTCCTGTTGGTATACCAATAGGGGTGTGTGGAAGTTTACCTACCTTCTCTTCCGCAGCCATAATCTGTTTAGCTAACGACACTCCCCTCCCTCCTAAGTTGACCTCTATATCGGCTGAGAGGAGTTTGGAAATGTCATCAATCTGTTTAATGTAGAGACTGCCTTTAGCTAGTTCGGGAATGTCTTGGAGACGGTCAGCCATCTCACTATGCAAGTACCAGAACTGATTCTCGAGTTTACTCAGTTGTTTGTCTATTTCGATGAGAGGTTTGGTCGATTGTGATTGGAGGTCGGAGAGATTCTGTTCGAGAAGACGCTTTCGATTGAGGAGACCTTGGACGGATTTGTTGGGAGGTCTAATGCCTTTTTCTACTACTACACCTGTGGGTTGGGAGAGTTTGGGGTTGTATTGTTCTGTAAGTTGTTTATTTAAGGCTGTAATGTCTGTTTTATCCATATTTGACTTGTCTACATAGACAACTGGAACTTTCTTTATTCCTAAATCTTCCGCTATTGTTAATCTTGTGTGTCCATCTAAAACCATTCCACTTTCTTTATCTATAATAATGGGAACCTTAACGCCATTAGTTTTAATATCAGTAGCCATAATATCCCATTTTTCCTTACTTATACCCACTACTCTTGCACGGGAAGGAGTGTCGGAAACATTTATCATCTCTACTTTCCCCTCACCTATCGCAACTTTACTACCAGTAAATTTAGGCTCCACAGCATACCCACCCTCTTCACTCAACTTCATTCTATCCAACAGACCTTGCGTTTTCTGTATATCTGCTTCTACTGATAGAGCACGTCCACCACCCTTCGCTACCTTCAACCTTAACTCTTCCAACGTCCGCATCTGTCCATCAATAGAATCTATCTGCGTATTCAACCTCTTTACATTGTCAAGATGGGAACGATAAGCTGCATCTTCTATCTTCTCTTTAGCTCCAATCAACTTATTTGTGACCTCTCCCAACTTCTGGTCACCATACACATCTAATTCTTTCACTAACTGTGCTCTTGTCCTAGCCAACTCCGTCCCATACCCAGTTCGTATCACTTCTAGATTCTTTCGCAACTTAGCCACTTTAGTATCTCTCACACTGGAGAGAGGAGAGATAGGAACTCCACGTTTCATCTCATCCACAATCTGACTAGTCCAATGACTTTGGAGTGTATTAGCCAGTGCTCTCTCTTCAGGAAGGATGTTAGGGACTACTTTCGCTAACTCCTCTGGATGATAGCGTAACTCTATTATATTTGCTGTTCGTTGTCCTATCTCTTTAGGAGTCACCCCCATTTTTCTAGCTATTGATTTAACTGCTAGTCGAGTTTGTGCTGCGTATTGTATCTCCCTCCCTTTCAGGAACTGTCGTTCTGACAACCACTTATCTATCATATCGTTCATAGCGGGGATGGGGGATTTAGTAGATATCAACTCCATCCAAGGTTTAGCTGACTCACTCACTGTTGTAGCTAATGTTTTGATGGCAGGAACCTTCATAGATGTCTCACCTACTTTTCCTGCAATCTTTCCTACCCCCTTCGTAATAGCACTATACCCTCCATACATAAGAGGGTCGGTAGCTACATCTGTTGCAAACCCTAATAGAGGGACACCCTTCACTCCAACCTTCTCCCACAATTGATTACCTGTGAGACGTTCTTTCCCACTTAGTCCTCTCCACACCGCATTCAACCTCTCCATTACCTGTGGCTTTGTTGATAGTATTGCCATCTTCTTTTCTTTCTCCATCTTTCGTTGAGTCTCAGGAGTGATGATGGCGCCTTCAACTCCAATTCCATACTTCTCATCTATCTTGTCTATAGATTGTTTAGTCTCATCTTGTATTTGGGAGATGAGAGAACGGAAGGCGTAACCTGGTCGACCAATGATATCTAACGTTTTGTTGAGAGGAGACATTTTAGAGAATTGCTCATCTTTTTCTACCGTATCATCTAAAACTAGATGAGGACCTGTCTCCTCTACTAAAGTTGAAGATGGTTCATCTAACACTAATGTTGGTCCTGTTTTCTGTAGTTCATCTAATATTAGTCTAGGCATAGTTTACTCCTGCACCTTATACTTCTTTCCACCTCTCATCACCTTCCACACTCCCCCTTCTTGAAAGGCGTCTGGATATTCTTTGTATGGTGACTTCCTTTTTCCTCCAACTCCTTCTATGTTGAATTGTGATAACTTATCTGTAAACACAGGGTCATTAGGGTCAAATCCAGACTCAGTAATATAGTCTATAACTTTTTCTTTTGTATCTAATATGATAGGTTCTGATATACCATACATATCTCGTTTAGGACCTACCCTACCTCTGAGTATATTTGCTTTAACTGCTTCTTTCTCCTGCTCCTGTCCCCAACTTGGTTTCGATTTCTCTGGTGATACCGTTGTACCTGATAGAGATGGTACCCCCAAACTCTTCTCCAATGTAGTCCATTCCGGACTGGAGGTGAGTTCTTGTTGTTTCTCTGGTGGGACGGAAGGGAGGAGTTTAATGATGGTATCGTACATGTCTTTTCGTTTATCATAGTCTAGTTTAGCGTAGTCGTGTTCTAGTTGTTTAGACTTTAAATCTATCTCAGACTGAGCTAACTCATTCTTCTTTCTATTCTCTTTCGCACCAAAGTAGCCAGCAATCCCTCCTTGAAGTGCTTGTGCTAGAGCTGAGATATCATTATTTCCTTGCTTTGGTATATCTCCTAAATATTGTAACTGTGGCATCTTGTCCTCCTATTCGTTATGTAAAGTTAGTAAGTTCAATAATTGAAATTACTAAGTTTAAGCATTATATATTGTCCCCCAACTATTTCTCATTGAGTCTGTAGAAGACGATTTAGATGATGTTGTTGGTGTTGTTGTCTTACTCCCCAAATATGTTCCCACTCCAGGTGCAATAGCTCCTAAAAGTTGCATGAATGGAGAAGTTGTGTTGTCAGTTGTGTTGTATGCCGCCTGCGTCGATATCCCCAAATACGCCAACATCTTGTCTATAAGAGGAGAGGCTTCAGGAGTTGTCCTCTTAAATTCCTCTAACTTCGCGGAGAGGTCAGCTTGTTGAATAGTCCTCGCCAATCCCCCATATGTTGCTGCCTCATTCATAGCGGCGGAACCACTCTCCAACGCATTTATCCCACTAGCTTGACCTAAAGCGTTGATAGCGTTCGTCCTCTCCACATTTATCCTCTCTCCTATCCTCCCTAACTGTCCCTCCCCATATTTCGATACTATATCTCCTATCCCCATTTCCGTCCCTGTTGACCTCAACGTCCCCCCTGGAACCATACTCTCTTTAAACGTCGGTATAGAGACATCCTTCAAATATCTCGCCTCCGACGGAGCTGTATACTTCATATATTGACTGTATACTTCTTCAGGAGAGAGACCAGCAATAGCCTTCTTATATGCATCTACACTCCCTGCAGCACTACTCGTCATCCCTCCGCTGAGGTTAGAGAGGGATTTATCATATGCGGATTGTTCTCCTTGAGAGATGGGGGCGACGAGTTGACCTGTGTAGGGAGTCGCTCCTTTCCCAACATTCACTAATAAATAATCTCCCAATCCTTTCATCAACTTCTCTTGTTCAGAAGAGAGGGTGGACACTTTCTTTATAGGATTTCCATCTTCATCCGTCCCTCCATCTCCACTCATCAACGCATTTCCTGCAACACCTACACCTGCACCAATTACACTAGCTGCTATAGCTCCCCACGTCCCTCTCTCATTCCGTATCGTTCGCTTAAAATGTGATAAAAGATAATTTAACACGTCTCCTCCTTTTTGATATGTTGAATAAAATCTAGCAATTTACTTTCTCCTACATCTTCCCCAACAACATCTATAAACTTCTCATCTATCTCCTCAAAAGTCTTGGCAATGACCTCTTCTTCAATCTTCCCCAAATCTGTTTCATTCGTGACGTGCACAGTTATCCACACCGTATCTTCATGAGTATAGATAACCCTCTTTGTTCCTGCTTTCGTAACTCCAGACAAAGGCGCCTTCAACCTAATCGGTCCCTCTTCCGTCAATACCGACACATCCCCTTTTAATAGGAAATAGGGGTGTGTTTTCTTATGTATCTTTGTCACAAACACCATCCCCTTCGGAAGGAAGATTTCTCGAACGTAAGCACTGTCCACAAAAGTATGCTTAAGAGGACAGACTGCTAAATATTCTGGAGAATCTCCTATCAATGCGTTTGGGAGACTGCGCATAGATGTTTCAATATAGGCTATTTTATGTCTCAGTTCTAGATGTTGTGTAAGTAAATTATTCATATTTTCCTTCTGCTATCCTTCCCCCACCCTGTTATACTGATTCATACCAAAATGTAAGATATATACTCTTATTAACTCCTTAATTTATCTCATACTATGCCACTTCATAACAGAATTGTCCCGCCACTGTTTTAGTCCCATTATTTGTCCAATCGGTAGCAACACCAGCCATAGTTTTATAACAGGTAACTACTGTGTCATTTGCAGCTAAAGTCAACAATCCTCCAGTAGTTGTAGGAGTGCCAGCATCAGTGGTATAACCATGTGCGAATAAAGAGAAAGTAATACTGTTATATGGAACGGTAAAAGTGGTGGTTGTTGAATTACTCGTGCCCGATAATAAGTATCTTACAAATACTGTTTTTCCTATCTTTTTAGTATATATATATGAATCTGTAAAACTACTCCATCCCACAATAGTAGAAGTAGCAAAATAATCCGCCCACACTCCCTCACCCGCTGGTTTATCACTAAAGGCAAAGGCTGATTCGCCTTGATTAACTTGCACTCCGTCAAACCAGACTATATCTCCGTCGGCTTTAGCAGTTAATTTTAATACTACTGTTGTTCCAGAAGCATCCGTTATAAATGTTCCTGTTTTAGTTACAAAAGTTGTTGAGGTGCTTTCAGTTGCAGCTAAGTCAGTACCTGCGCCTGTCGTTAAGACTTGTGAAGTGTCTCCAGCAGTAACTTTAGTTCTATAAGACACTGAATAGGTAGTTGAAGCTTTTAATCCCACAAGGGAAAAACTAATTCCTTCAAGTCCTGCACCAGCGGCTGTTACTTTAGCAGAATAAGAACCATATCCAGTGTCACCTGTGTCTCGTAATAATGTTGGAGTTAAAATTAATGCCCACCCGTCTGGAACAGCAGTTGTTCCTGCCGTCCAATTTTCAAAGTCGCCATTAGAGAGGAGGTTGGTGGGGTTGACGGTACCGTCACCTACTACTTTCGTAGAAGAGAATCTGTTAAATATCCTCTTGAACATCTCATCCAAACTGATAGTTAACTTACTTAAATAGTCTTCAAGTTCTCTATCTTTCTCTGTCTGCTCCCCCTCTCCATATTCAAATCTGGGAGGGAGGTCGACGTTAAATTGTTCACCCATTACGCCACCTCCCTATCCGTAGCCTCAATATACCCCACCTCTATCTGTCTCAACTCAAACGTTTCGCTCATCTGATAATTCCTAAATCTAAATCGGACTTGAGGCGAATTGATGTTGAGGTCGTATTTATATGTCTTCCACTCACTAGTCAGTGCGAAAGTTACGGGGACGGAATAAGTTGCACCCAAATCTGTTGAGTACGACACCATCACTGAGTCTCCAGTAGCCTCAAAATTGAGCGACATCCAATTCGTCGTTTTCCGTCTATATCCATCTCCCACCACCAAATCCTTAGTATCCCAATATCCATCTATCGCCACGCCTGCATTATTCAATATGGTATCGTTATCTACATATACAACCCCACTCCCATCCCCATATATATTTAATGGTGACAAGGTTTCATTAGTAGTATCATCCCATCTCGTTATTATCTCATCCCACGTCGTTGTCGCCGTCCCTATCGTATCCCAAGTGAAGGCACCTGTCACCCTCTTATACGACCCAAATCCAGTGTAGTTCCGACTTCCCCTCGACCAACTTCCATTCCCAAGACTATATGTAAAGTAACAATTAGGAGTAGTGGAACCAATGAGGGGGAAGTAGAGACGAACTTCATACTGTTCATCAAGATAGACCATAAAAGAACGATGGATGTAGGTGGGATTGATGATGGAGAAGATTTCATCACTCACCTTATCCCCTATCGACTCCACATCCAACCCCCCTTTATATAAATAGATGTCATCCCACCCTAAGAATATGTGTTTATTCCCAAGGTTAGCAACCCCTCTCTCCGCTGGCGTTCCCACCCCTGTCACTCTGGAATAGAATGAGAAGGGGTCAGTCACTGCTTTCCCTGTATATTCTTGCATCACTATCGTCTTCTTTCCATACACAACTACATAATTCCCTAACTTATGTGCGGTCTGAATTACATCCTCACCAAACACGGAGTCTAAATCAGTATTTCCACTTCCAGATGCTGTCCAATCCGTGACCACAGGTGGGACGTGGAGAGCTCCCACAATTGTCCAACTCACTCTCCTCGGTGCACTTGGTGCCCAGTATAAACAAAGACGTTCTCCTATCATAGTCATCGCTCGACATGCTGTTGGTGTGGTCATAGGGAGAGTAGCAACTGTTGCTGCTGCCATATCCCAATATTGGAGGGGGACGATGTCGTTGCTGAATACATAATAATCATTAACTACAGCTGCAGATACACAATTATCTTCATCCCCTGTCAGTTCTATAGTCGCCATCACATCATCTATATTCACAATCTGTGCTCCGAGGTCGGCTGCTCTCACCAAACTCACGCTAAGCACCGCATTTCGTGTCGGTCCCGCTCCCGCAATCGCAACACTCACCTCTTTCCACACTCCCGCCACCAGAGCAGGAACGCTGATGTCTTCATAACTAGCTCCCGTTCCACCAGCAACCTCTTCCGATAGCCTAATATCAAGGTCGGTGGTTATAGTAGTTATACTACTTTTGATGTAGAAGTGGAGACGAGTGAAAGTGGAGAGGTCTTTAGCGGTGAAGTCTTCATATGCCGCAACTCCATCTGTGAAGGTAGTGACAGGTATAGTGATAGCAACCGAATATGTTCCTTTCCTTACAGATGTAGATGTCGCACATGTCACCGTCCCTACCACACTCCATACATCTTCACAATCTTCCACCACCACCCCTTCAGTAATACATTCCAACAATTCATTAGTCGTATTATAAACATAGACGTTGGAAGATGTGTGGAGTATAAACTTCTCACTCAACTCATCATCCTTTATATATTGTTTCCCCATCATCACCACTCCAGTTAGGGGAGTGGTGTTGGTGGATGCGAAGAATTCAGTCCCATATGCTTTCCCAACCACTTTCCTCCTAAACGTCACTTCCTCACACTTTGGAGTCGCCGTCTCCGCAATCATTGTGGAGGGCATAGAGTAATCTAATCCAGAGTCGAGACCAACGATGGAGTGGTATTGTCGACGGAGAGTTGGGAGTTTTCTAGTTTTAGTAGCCATTATGCTGTCCTCTTCCAAATGTAAACTACAATATAAGGTTGTAAATTATTATGCGCTGTTCCTGAACCTACACTTGATGTTGCAACATTTCTTGTTGTTCCAGTGGCACCAGCCGACCGAACAGCTACACCATCGGTACCATTATCGTAAGTTGTTACTGTATGAACGTGTGCAGCCAATTCTGCTTCTACTAAAACATGCGTCTTCTCCCCACCTGTCTCTCCTAATACATCAAACTCTGTCTCCACCGCATTTATTCCAACCACCACTTTTCCAGCCCCAAACGCTGTCCACGTTCCAAATCCTAAGAGAGTTCCTGGATTTGTGGAGACAGTTGCATTGTAGTAAAGAGAACCAACTGGGTAGACAAAAGCCATAAGAACAGCAAGAGATGCTAAAGTAACATCATTCAAATTAAGGAGTCCACCTTTTGTTATCTGCACATCCTTATTTGCTTCATCTGTATACACCAACTCTGGCACCACCCCATCTAACTGTGCCCCCAGTATCGGAACCCCATCCGCTCCCGTCCCAATATCCGCCACTTCCTTCAACGTCACCCACTTATGACGTCCAACGGACGCACTATTCCCTGATGAAGGGAAGTCGTGGTCTACTCCCAATACTTCACGAACTTGAGTCTTAAATTCTTTTATCCTATCATCACCATCCCTGACGTATGCACTTCCAGCTGGAGTTGCCTCATTTAATGCTACTGTTGGTATCGCCATCTATCCTCCTCCTATATTAAAAAAACTAAACTTCCAAATCCAGCCCCAGTGATGGGGTCTATAATGCTTTGCTGAACCTTTTGTTTATTCAACTGCCATCCCAGAATGAAGTTTACTCCACAATAAATGATGAACCAGAATAGACTAAGGTATCCGAAGAAAAGTAAAAATACTGATGCTCCCAATGATACTAATGAACACCATACACCTCTATTCCCATCGTGTAAAGAAAGACAAGCATACATTGGAGCGCCAACTACTACAAATAACCACCAAGTATGTAATAATAATGCGAAGTAAATTCCCATAATAAAGGTCATCGCTAACATGCTTATTGGTCGCCAATGGTAACCACGAGTCCAGTTAAGTGTTGCCATTATTAACAGAATCAATATCCTTATTATCCATATCATTTTTTGACCTCCGTCGGTAATCTTATACATCCACCAAACCCAACCTTTATCTCATATGTATTTGACACTCCACCAGCTTGAACTGTTGTAGTGGGTTTAGGGTGGAAGATTTTATAGCCAGCATAGCCAAAAAATGCTAACACCCCAACCACACATAACACGGATACAGTTCTCCACAGTGCATGTTGAACTGCGGGAACTGCTTTGCTAACAAAGAAACTTGTTAACCACATCCACATTACTTTACCTGTCCTTTATGAATTAGAAACCACATCCCAGCGAGTCCCATTACAAACCCTATTACCCAAACCACTATATAACTAAACATTTTGCTCCTCCTTTGTTATATCATTCTGTTTATGAAACTCTTCCTCATGAAGCTTTCCGCACTTATGGCATCTACCCAGTATCTTCTCGTTTCGTGTAGGCATTGCGGAATTACATTCTTTACATAATTCTATTCTCATTCCCAGTCTTTCTTCATTTTTGTTATTTCTGGTATCCCCAAATCTTCTTTTCTTTTTTTCTGCACCGCCCAATCACATTCACCAAGAGTGCAATAAATAAATATTCCGTATCGGGCTAATAATTTATTTCCACACTTAGGGCATTGGTAATTACGGTCTATCATTTAGATACCATCTCTAGTAACTTCCAAATCAATCCTGTTCCGAATAAAAGTAAAATTGACCACTTTGCGGTATGAATTGCTGACCAGATTATGTTTACCTTGTTCCGATAATCCTTACTTTCATTTTCATGCTTTTCATAACCTAATTTAGTATCTCTTAGTGAACCGTTCATGGCTTTAAATTCACTAACTAATACTTTTATATCTCCGTGCATCTCGTTAATTTTATCTGCAAATTGACAAGGTTCCATTGTCTACTCCTTATGATGTTAGTTCTGCTCTTGACCCAATACGAATTTTCTCAAGATGAATCCCCACTTGCGTTATAAATATATCCCCAACATATTCAGTCCCACCTGCTGTCTTTGCTACCCTTTTTATTCTGCACTTTACCTGAGCACCTATAAGATAATTTGTAAAAGTAAGGTCGCCTAAATCAAGATAGAAGTTAGTTAATGCCGTAGTTGAAATAGGGATAGTAAGTTCTGCTGTAAGTGCCTGTTCTACCCATACCTCATTTGTATCAGCGTAAGCAAAAGTAACTGTAAACTGAGCTTTTTGTTCTTGTGCTGGGACACCTTTTGTAGTTATATGCAAATGAGCATTACCAACCGTTCCCTCTTTCCACCAATGAGGGAGTTCGTTAGCCGCAGTATCCACTTCATCATCTATACTAAAAGCATATTCAGAAGTTGTAGCGGTAAAGGTTTCCCACGAAGGAGCGACATTAGCAGGATTTGTCTTTGCATAAGATACTTGGAATTGTAGGTCATCAAAAACTGATGTTCCTAATACAAGTGTTTTTGCCGCACCTGTGGTTATGGTAAGGTCGGTTGGAGCCGTGGTGTCGGTTTTTATTGTTGGAGTATTTAAACTCGTGAGTGTTCCTACCCCCGCTCCGAGAGTGCCTGTGGTAAGGAGATTTTCATTGTCAAAAGAAATCGCACCCGTAGATGAAGTTATTAAAGGACAGTCCATCTCATCTGTCCATAATTTAAGCCAACGCAAACCAGTAGAGCCTATGCTTCTTGCGCTATCGGTTGCTGGTAATAAGTCTTTATAGAGTGTCCAAGACATTTAGTTTATCTCCAAGATTAAAATTCCGTCAACATAAAATCTAATTGTATCGCCGGTTAAGTCTATATAAGTATCGTTCGCACTCATTAAGCCACCGTCAATCTTCCTGTCAAAACTCCGTCGCAATACATATCTAATACATCAGGGTCGGTTGAAGAACAGATGAAATAAGTATTGTTAGGTGTTACAGCTGTCCCTTCACCTGTGAAAAAGAGTAATAACATTACGCACCCCAGAATTTACTTGTAGTCATAAAGCCTGTTGCTCCGCCCGCCGGCCATGTCCACCCGCTATTGCCTATCGTATTGGCATTCGTTCCGTCGCTTGCATCCCAAGTTGCCCCGCCCTCTGCTGTTGAATAGGAAATATCACAGTAGGATACAGTATTCGTCCCTGTGGTATCTGATATTTTCCACCCTGCCGTTGATGTGCCGTTAAGTGTAATCCCATTGACTGCTGTGCCTGTGGCTACGAAAGAGGTAACTGTCTGGTCTGTGCCGTCGGTGAATTTGACAGTCTTAGGGGCATTGATAGTGAAGGTGGCGAAGGTGTTGGAGCCTGTGAGGGTAACTATGCCAGTATTCCCAGTTACCATTGTTATATTATTATAAACACAACCTCCACCCGCAAATTTTTGAGCAGTTGAACCAGATGTTAATCCAAAATTTATGGTTGAAGTTTCGCCCATTGTAGTTGGATTTGTTAAATTTGTGATTGTTTCTAAATTCCAACCCGAGACTGTGGAATCACTTCGTACCGTCCAAATTCCACTCCCCATAAGAATAGTTCTTGTGTTACTATTAGAACTATTCACGAACGCAGTTACATTATAAATATCAGCATCGAATGTTCCATTATTGATATAAAAAATATTTGTATTAGTATCATAAACAAAATTTGAACCAAGAGTTAATGTTCCTCCAATCATTTGAATATAAAGATGTCCAGAATATCCCGATGCTCCCATTTTAACATTATTAGTTGTCAGAACAAAGCTATTCCTACCTTCAAAATATATATTTTTTGATTGAGTCAGAGTAACATTACTTACAAACGTTAACCCCCCATACAACGTCTGTGCAATATTATTCATATGAAACGCCATCGCATCTACACCTGTAAAATCAAGCGTCTTACACACTCTCGGCATATCTTGGTCTACTGTAACTGTGCCAGTTCCGTTTATACTTGAAGCATCAAAATAGGCATTGTCTTGCGGAAGGACGCACCTTGTAGAAGCCATCTGCGTAGTCCCGCCAGAAATTTGATACCATTGTGTGTAGTCAGAGAAGTTATGAGTTCCACTATTAGTCGTCTGGTAGAAATACCAATCATCAGCTGTAGTAAATATAAGTGTCCCGCCGCCTGTAATGGTATTGCCACCGCAATCTCCCGACAAACCCGAGATACCTGATAAATCTACTCCACCATAAGTCCCTACCTCATCACCATTGGCAGAGTAAGCGACATCTATTTCAAAGTGAGTGGTATCAGATACTGCGGAAACTGTTTTTAAGCCATTATAAGTTGCCTCACCCATTCCTGCGATAGTAACCTTTTCACCTACGGTAAGACCGTGAACAGCACTTGTAGTAAATCTTACATCGCCATCACCGCCATTACTTGCGGCGGCAGAAATCGCACCATTCTTTACGAAGGTTATATCTCTGAAATCTACATTAGAACAGCCTGATATTGTGGCTCCTGTGAGGGTGAGGGTAGATACGGTTCCTAATGTTTCTGATTGAACAAAAATACGGTTAATGCTTGAGTTTCCATCTAAATTAAGAGTTCCTGTGACTATCGTTCCTGTGGGGGTTATTAGAGAGTCTGTTTTTACCGCCGAACCTGCGAAGTTTAATGTTCCAAAAGTATTTGCTCCTGTTATGGTGTGAACACCCGCACCCGTGTTGAATGTAACAGTTGCGTAGGTTTCTCCTCCACCCGCAAAAGTAGGCGTTGCACCGTTACATACTATTGTGCAAGTTCCTTCGGTAAGAGTAGCATTTGTGGTTGACCAAGACCAAGCAGTTCCCGATGCTTTTGTAAGAGTAATTGTGCAATTTCCGCCGATAAAAGTTTTCGTTCCTGTTGCAGTTGTAAAATTAACCCAACTATGTGCGTTTGCGTGGTCGTCGCTATCTCCGTCGGCGTGAAGATGTCCGTTAGTAAGGGTGCAAGCACCTGTCAAGGTAACCGCATCCATGAACATTACATCACCAGCAGTATTTCCGTTTATTGTAATTGCGGTAAGTGATTTTGCATTAGCAGTAAGTTGAATATCTGTATCCGCCGCAACAGGATTTAGATTAAGTGTCCCTGTCCAAGAAATTGTTCCTGCAATCTTAACAACATCAGTTGTGGAAGCTAATCCTCTAACCGTGATGGAAGATGCCCCAGACAAAGTGCCCGTATAACCTGTCATATCAAGGGATTTTAAGGCAACAGTATTGGCGGCTATCGCACAATTAACAGCGTTAGCCATGACCACATCATCTCCCGCTACGGGAGCAGTATGGTCAGCGACAGAACCATGCCAGTTATTAGCTGTCGCAAAGTTCGTATCTGTTCCACCATCACCTTTCCATGTGCAGACTTGACTCATGTTATTTTATCGCCTCTTTACTTTGTGCTTCCACTATCCTTGTGTCTAAACTTGCTATCTCTTGAAGTTTTTGTTCTTTTTCTGCTTCCAACTGTGCTTTGGTAGGTTCGACATAAGGCGGTGGGTTTTTAACATCATAAACCCATTTGTCAATAATAATAGTTTTAGCATCGGATATATCTTTTTCTGCTAATTTATCATATTCTTCAGGAGAGAAAGAAAGGCATCCGTTGTATTCCTTGAAGTTATTAAACCAAGCATTACAGTGAGAACAGTGATGCTCGTAAGTATTCCCCCCCGCTACATTAAAATCTTCGTAATCTTCCTGTCCACAAGAGGGGCACATCCACCATGCCTTACGGAATTGAACCTGAATTCTAATTCTGTCTGCCATATTTACACCTCATATTTCTTTACGCTAAAGTATAATAAGTAATCATACAGCCAATAACTCCAGCGGCTGAACCTTTAACTTTTAAACCCTTATTCACCGTTGTTGACTTAAACGGTGTATCTATCGGACAGCTCCACGAAACACCGCCATTTGCCGCTAAAGTCCATTTGCAAGTTATCTGTGCGGCATCGTCATCTTCTATCCAGTAAGAACCTGCGGCTGCGGCTGAAAAGATAATCGAGGTGATATAAAACTTATTACTTGCTACTGCGGCGACTAAGACTTGAGCTGTAGTTACATCTGCATTATCTAATTTAGCTTGTCCGTAACCTGTGATTGCGGCACGGTTAGTATTGGTAACGATAGAGTCTAACACTGCGTTATCGGTGGCACCAAGGTTGACATCACCAATAACCGTTCCCGTAGCAAGTTTGGTATTTATCGCAGCAAGAGTTGTTTGTGTAGCAACATCCGTAGAACCTGTAAAGGTAACAGGAACAGCGTCATTAGTCGCAATAGTTACCCTCTGCGTTCCTGCATCTCTTGTTCCTGTTCCCATTGATATAGCTTGACCGCCAAGTTGAGAAAGGTTGGTTACTGTTGAAACCGTTGTTACTGTTCCGCTTATTATGTCTACATCACCTATATTTGCAGTGCCAGCCGCTAACTTGCCGATTTCTGCTGTACCTGCTCCGAGTTTTCCTATCTCAGCCGTCCCCGCCGCAAGTTTACCTATCTCCGCTGTGCCAGCACCTAATTTCACAACACCCGTTCCGTCAGTAGGAAGCGTAACACGGATAGCGGCGGCTTCTGTACCTGCGCCGACATCTATCGTCTCACCATTAACCTGCGTGATATTGAACCCAGCACCAGAGATAGCATTATCAATAAGTTGAAGTGCTGTAAGAGCTGCGCCATTTTCTTGCACAACAAAAGTTCCTGCGTTAGTAACTGCGTGGGCATTAACTGTTACGGTAGGCATAGTAATAACATCACATTGCATCTCTGTCCCTGTGACTGCCCCTGCTATGGTAGTTATTCCTGCGTTGGTGACTGCTACTACACCTGTCGAGTCGGAAGCGATAGTAACTCGTAAAGCCCCAGCTTCGACACCACCACCTGAAGCAATCGGAGCAACCCCGTTAGCAGTTCCGTCTACCAACTTAATAAATTGAACATGCCCAGCAGCTGCCTGCCCAGTTACCTGAACATTGTCAGTTGCTACTGTTGACCCTCCAGTCATAACATTTAAATCTACATTATCTGCCATAGTTAATCTCCATCCAGTATTAGTTTCTGTCCTGACTTTATTTTAATCCCCCCATCAAAATGCGGGGCGTCATTGATTACTCGTTGGGGGGTGGATTGGTTGAGGTGTAGAGAGAGGGAGTCGGTTTCAAAGTCTGGAATATCTGTTTGTAATGCAAGTTTCCCGCTTTCAGTTGGAACTGTTACATCCGCTGTATATGCTCCTGCAAGAGTAAAGGTAACCAATCCATCACCTTCAGGTCCAGTTATTCCAAGACTACGTATAATAAATCCATAACTTGAATATATGTCTGCTGATGGTGAATTTGTTCCATCAAGTCTTAAGAATGAACCATCTCCCATTTCCATCCAACCTCCAGAGAAGAAAACCCAGAATACCATTTCAAATATTAACCACACCATCCAACCTTCTACAGGTATTGATTCTATCCATTCCCCATCAGTCCACTCATAGACATATCCATCATACCAACCTAAGTCTTCATCTGTTCCATCAGAAATATATCTATCTCCTTCTTCAGGAGTAGGAGGTAGTCCTTCCGTAATATCCCAGTATTCATCCACTGGGGGCATTAAAGTTATTCTTTCCCAAGCACCATTCCTTTGACCATACATTGTTCCATCTGATGGTGCATCTCCAAAGTAATCTTCTATCCTAATACTCACTCTATCCCCTTCCCACAATGACTGCACCGTTCACGAGGAACATCTTTCCACACCACTCTCTCCACTTCCGTTGGAATATACTGTATCTTAGGCACTTTCACTATCTCTTCCACCAATTTATAGGTAGTTACTTCTACCACTTTTTCTTCTATTTTTATCTTCTCCACCACCTTCAATACTTCTCTCATCACTTCTGTATCTTTAAAGATAGGATTGATGATGTCTTTGTTAACGAAACGAGGCACCTCTACCACCACCTCTTTATAATATGGCTTATCTATCTCCACCAAATTCTCATGTAGTTTGAAAGTTTGTGTCTCTACCTCTCTCTCCACCACCTTCACATCCGTCACCACAATCTCTTTATTTTTATAGATTGGTAACTCCACAATTTTATCTACAAAACGAGGGACTTGTATCTCCACCACCTTCGTCCTAATCTCCACATCCTCCAACACAATCTTCTTATCCAACTTTTGAGTTATCACCTTTACTCCTAAGTCTTCTTCACCACCAGCCCCCATCGCGGTCTGTCCCATTACATTCCTCCATCCTTCGTAGTTAATCTCTCTAGATTGATGTATACATTCATAGCCACCCCTGCCACATTTGTATACGTTAGCCGAAATATATCTCCTGCCTCCATCAACTCAAGGGAGGGGAAATCGAAGAGCCAAGCTATATGTGCACCTACATTATATACATTATCCACAATCAACGCCACCACCACTCCACTAGAATTGATGTGTTCTAGTTTGAAGTGGTCGAGAGCACCATACTTTTCTGGCACCACCGTTATCCCATTTAAGGCACAGGATTTATCCGCCATCACCATAAGGTTGAGGACGTGGTCACCAGGCGCTGCTCCTACCGCCAGGACATACCCTTTATAGAATGCACCCCCAACCATTGGTCGCTTAGATATAGCCATCTCTTCCTCCCCCTTCACGGATTGTTAAACATCAACTGCTTCATTAAACTCTGGCAAATGCTTAAGTGCTTTATACACTTTCGTAATACTCTCATTAACAGGAGCGTTAGGTGTGTCGTGTAAAAAATGATACTCCTTCAACCTCAGGTAGTTACCTACATTTATTGCACGAGTAGCTTCATCTTTATACAATGCTACTTCCACATTTATAGAGGTGTATTCATTAGAGTTGGGAGACTGTACAGCAAACTCTCCATCTATACTCCAAATTTTATGGTAGTTACACACAACCCCTTTAAAAGTTATCTCTTTATATAGTGACATTTTTACTCTCCTTTAACTAAATTTAGTAATTTCAATAATTGAACTTACTAAACATTACGCCCAGTAAATGGATTGAGCCACCATTGTCCACTTAAACTAGTTGTATTTCCAATCTTAAATCCTCTCGCCACCGGTACCCAATCCTCCCCTGAGTGGTCTCCAGTCAAACTCGCCTCATATAAAGCTGGCACAATCTCCCCTCCCCAATACCCCGCATCCTCTATCTCCCGCAGAGTATAGAACCCAAACACGGTTGCCATCGCAGTTATCAATGCATCTTTCCTCAACAACGGAGACGCCACCCCAACAGTTAAGTCGATAGGGTGTTGACTCCATCGTCTATTTAAGAAATACTTCGCATCTGGGATGGGGAATAGTTCGAATGTCGACCCAAAGTCCACATACCACTCTGGCAATCCTTCACTATATATGGCTGCTCGTGGGATGATGGTGTCGAAATCTCTCGCCTTCACATATATCAACTTCCTCGACCTACTCCCATCCTGCACTGTGATTGAATACAAATCCTTCATCCGAGTCGGCCAAGCTAACGAATTATCCCCATCCGTTGTGAAGGAAGTGGCATCTGACTTCCTCATCTCCTTATACGTATGTAAGTCCGAGAGGTATCCCTGCGCCCAATTCACCCACCTCTCTACTCTCACATCCGCTACTCCTGTCGTATCCCTCTTTATATTCTCCCTAACCTCACTTACAAAGTCCGCTAATACCATAGCCATCTCTACTTCTCCTTAACCCTACCCATCACTTTATCTATATACGCCACCGTCTCCTTCGGCTTTATACCCTTCACCACATTCCCTATCCCCGCATTATATGCCCACAATATATTTTCTGTTGTAACTGGTAACTTATACGCCTTTAACATTTTAGGTATACGGTCTGCAAGATACCACTCCCCAACCGTCTTATTCTTTCCACTATCCCACATATCATCCATTGTCATCTTTTGACGATTATATGTGTTATAATCGTCAATAGCTGGTTGAGTAATCTGCATCAACCCTCTCGCTCCTTTAATAGAAGCAGCTAGAGGGTTGCCTGCAGACTCTTCCATAACTACCGCATCGAATATACTTGCCATATCTTTATGGTGCGACTGTAGGTAGATAGAGGTGGTGTCCTGAAGTGCCCCCATCATAAATCTTAGTCCAAGCAGAAGCACCATCAGTATTGATGTATACATCATCATCATCATCTGCAGTTCCACAATTAACCATACAAAAGAAGGTTCCTCTTGGTGCAACTAATACCAATGTCTGCGGGTCGGTAGCTACTCCTTTCGTATTATGAAGAATGTTAGAGAGCGGGTCTGCATTACCTTTGAATACAGTGTCTATAACCTGACTCCTCAATCCCATTTTCGTTCTCCTTTTCGTTTAATTGATTAAGGAGATGGGAGACATCTCTGCCTCCCATCTCGATTATGTTAAGGTGCAACTTGCAAGAAAAGAAATGGAGCACCTTGTGTATTATTCTGTGCATGACACATAACAACTCCTGCAGTCTGCCCATTTATAGTGTAAGCAGTACCACCAGGGGCAGTAGCATCAGTCCTTAGACCAATAGACCCATCATCTCTAAACACAGCCTCTTGTGCATGAGCACCAAGACCTACAGCTGGTTGTGATGCTAACCACGACGGTCCCCATGTCTGTATCCATCCGTAAGGAGCAGCTGCTGTAAGTAACCTCATCGATACTCCCAGACACATAGCAAATCCACCCATATCACCATGTCTTACATCAGAGTAGATAGATGCATGAGCTTCTACATAACTGGATGTAGTCAATGCTACAGGTAACTCTCCATCCAAATATATCTTTAGAGTTCCTGCTGAAGCTAACGCGTCATTGCCTGTAATCATGAAGTTAAATATCTCTCCATATCCACTAGTCAATGCGAGTAAGATACTCCCACCTGCTAAATCGTCTTTAGCGAAGACTCCATTATTCGCTAGACCTTCACTACTCCCAACAGTAACATATACATAGTTCTGTCCTGCTGGAGCTGCTGCTTGAACTGAACTAGATGCGATAGTTTGATTATAGATACTCCAACAAGCTACAGCATTACTAGTCATCGCTGCACCAGCCTTCCCATACCTATATACTCTATCTCCACGTTGTACTCTAGTCCCTAACCTATGCTTCGCCGTAGCTGATATCTCATAGATATCTTGGTTAAGAACTATTGCTGCACTATCTGCTCCTAACACTCTAGCCATTTCTTTTTCCTTTCATCCCCTCAGGGAGATGTTGATAACTGACCTGACCAGCTATCACTAACATTTACCGAGTCAAGTTCGGTTGCCAAATTATTCGGCTATTGCAATAATAACCCCTAACCTCTTCAAGTTAGAAGCTATAAAGTTCCCAACCGTCATAGTATGAGCCACTACATCACGTGGCTGATTTACTATCGGTAACCACTCCCCAAGTGTGAAGTTCTCTATTGGGTCAGCCACCCACTCAAGTACAGATGTGTTCAGGAAGTACATATATCCCGATGGGCAGGATGGTGACCAAGTTAACGGTCTTCCTTTGAAAGCTAAATCACCGAAACCTAAATCTGCCATCTTCCTATCCGCAATCATAATCCTTGATATCTCTAAGGCTTCTGACTCATACATCTCATACACATTCTGTGCAGTCACCACAATATCAGGGAACCTACTCACACCCTCCCCTTGTTGTCCACAATCATTAAACATCGTATTCATCCTCTTACGAAGATAAATTGATGCTGCCTCCCCACTCATCGACTTATAGTTGTTCCTCCACCACGGATAAGTCACCCGAGAGAGGTCACCTGTCGCTCCACCCGCCTCAGTTGTAGGTGTGATAGAGATGATGTTCGCTAACCCATCTATATCTGTGCCTGCACCAGCTGCCGTAAATAAGGATGTCTCCAACTTATCAATCAAACTACTCTGTAAGTTATCAATATCCGCATTCACCTTATTCATCAACTGCGCCTGTCCCCTGTTCATCTGGAAATCCGCAAAATACCTGATTATGTGACCAGTCAGATACTTCCACTTCCAATGAACCACAGTTAGAGGGTCAGTTGCTGATAGTGCTACGGTACCGCCACGACCTATGAATGTGACAGTTTCATTTTTCGCATATTGCAAAGGTATCTCTATCGAACGCCCACCTGATTGGGTTGACCTCTTCCCTTTCTTAGACATCAAATACCAAAACGGCGTGGCGTTAAAAATCTGGTCCACCACTTCCTTCCGTCTAAGATACCAGGTAGTCGTGTACATTGTGTTTAGCTGTTCCGTAAGTTCAATTGCCATTTTTCACAACTCCTTAGTTATTCTTTATTCCCAAATGCCTTTCGGTATCCAATTGCTGCAGCTTCTTCTTTCGATAACTGCTTTCCTTGGACTGTCGAACCAGGCACTCCAGCTCTCTCTGTCGCTGCCTTCTCTTCCTCCTCAGCCTTCTTCCTGTCAGCCTTGGACTTACTGTCCGCGTCTGCTTTTGATTGGAGACAGAATTGGTGGTAACATTGTTCAGCACCCCACTTCGGGTTCGCCTTAGCGATTTCAAATATCTCTTTTTGGTTAGCCTTGAACCCCGGCTCCCCATCCCGACCGTCGTGCCTAAGCTCCGTTAAAGCCACATCAAATTGGGCAGCAATCATCCCGAGTTGCTGCTTATTTAGGTCGAGTTGACCCTTGATGTCTTTAACAGCCGCATCAACATCACCTCTATACTTCTTCTCAATAAAATCTACGATTTCACGATTAGAAGCCCTATCCAAATCAATCTCCATCTCTCCCTCTCCACCATCTTTAGAGGAAGCACCCTTACCTCTCTTCTCTTTGAAGTTGAGGTAATCGTCGCTGAGAAGTTCCTTATCCGCTTCGTCGAGTCGCTGTTCAAGGTCAACCTTCGCGTCCTTTAATGTTTTCGACTCCCCTTCCATCGCAGCCATCTTCGCTGTTAGGTCAGTGAGTTGCTGCTGGATATCGCCCGCAGCTCCTTTACCTTCGCCACTTCCTTCCCCACCATTCGCTTCATCGTTTGGCATTACTTACCTCCATTTTCATTCGCTTTAAATAAACTATGCTTCCATATTCTGTATTCTTTCATCATCGATTTCCATGCAATATCTATCTCCACCCCAGTAATCACTCCCTCAAACTCCACCTCATACGGACTATTCTCAAACACTTTAATTACAATAATCCCCTTTGGTCTTGCATCCACTTCCTCTTTCTCTACAACTTCTCCTTGACTTCGCTCTTCTTCCATCCTTCACCCTCCCTAACTCTCCCTTGGTAATCACTCCAAATCTACTATTCTATAACAATCTTGCAGCAATCACATTATGTTTCTTACACTCTTCTCTAAGTTGTCTCTTCGACTCTATCAACAATGGGGTGTCGCATATATCCGTATACACCATAGGTTTAAACACCTCTATATGTACTCCTTCACTCTCCCTTTTCTGTTGGCAGATTGGACACTGTTCTCCACGAAAGAAACCGTGTGTCTGACAAATGATAGCTACCCTCTTTCTATTCATTATTAGAAAAATCTCCCCATTGTTTCCGCATTCGCTCCCGCTCTCTTCTGAAGTTCTGCAGGATTATTTAACAATTTTTGTTGTTGTTGCATAAATTGCTGTTGTTGCATGGGTTGACCCTGCGTTTCTGGTGCCTCTGGAAATATTTTTAAAGCATCCACCCATTCATATTCCCTCAATAACATCTTCATAAGATAGTCTATATTCGCTCGAGGGTTTTTCGACAGAGCCTGTATTAATTCTACAATCTCACGTTTCTTCATCATCTTCGTCTTAGGCGTCATCGATTCCACATCCACCCTAAGGTTGTATTCCGCTCTATTCTCCGCCCCTTTATATGCCACCCAATACCTCGCCCCATCATACCCCACCACCTGCGCCACTTTCTCTTGAGTCCATCTCTCAAAAATAATCTGATTGATTTTCCTCATCATCGACACTAGTGCATCCGCTACAATATCCCTTCTCTCATCCATCCTTGTATCCGTAGCCATCTGCACATTTCTCATTTCCTCAGCGGTACGACGACCTGGAGGAGACTCCCCTAATTGTTGACGTCCTTGTCCAAGAAGTTCCCTCACATCACTCCTAATCAATTCCGACCATTGAGTGAGGTCAGCAGGGATGTGAGGTTGAAGTAACGCCACCACCTTATTCGGGTCTCCATTAGTGAAGACTGCAGGTCCCACCTCTTCCGATAACATCTTCGCTACCTCTTCTACCGCCATCCCATTCTGCTCCACCAAAAACTTCACCATCGCTATCCGTCTATGTAACATAGCTTGAGTACGTGCCTCATTTATTTCCAGTTGTTGTGGTTCTATAATTTGGACATCGGACGGTCCCCAATAATATTCCCCATCCTCATTAAACGTGAAGTCTACAAAAGGAAGTCCTTCTATTTGAAGTACATCTTCAGTTGGAGGACGTATCCACTTATCGTATCCGGGCACGAACGCTTTTATCTCTTTCCTCTTAAAATCTCTAATTTCATGTATCTCCACAATATCCGCATTACTACACAATTCTTTATAGAAGTCAGAACGAGTTGGGTCTTTATGTATTATCTCCATATGTGTTCCTTCCAACCCCTCCGTATTCTTATACTTCCTATCCGCCTTGACGTCAGCTAATGAACGAAGAACGACGTGGTCAACCCACGGACAATCTTCTAAAGTTCTAACTCCAAAAGGGACTATAAATACATCTGGTATAATTCGTGATGCCCAAGGCATCCCTGGCTTGACATTTACATTATACTCAACTCTCTCCTTTTTATCCTTCGACATATGAGAGAGGGGGATACCTAAATCTTCTGATAACTGCATCTCCTCTTCCGTCACCTTCTCACTCCACAACCCATCGTAGCCTATCTTAGCTATCCCTCTTGTGCAGTAATATGCATCTTGAACCATCGTTTTAAATGTCGCCTTTATTCCCAACTCCCCCATCAACCAGTTATCAACCGCCTCAACTACACGTGCTTGAATGTCGATACCAGGCTTACTAGTTGGTGTCACATTTATATATGGATTACGGAAGTAAACATTTGGCACCATCGCTCTCTTCATACTATATACAAGATTGTAAGGAAGAATCCCTCTACTAGACCCAACGTAGCCAGGAAACTTCCCTCTCCCATAATCTCTATACGTACTCCATCGTTTGGAGTTACCAAAGTTCTCTTTATACCTAACTCCCTGTTGAATAAGTTCTACCCAATCCTCTATATCTGCTTTCACATTCTCTCCTATTTCATCTTCTGTTGAATAGCGTTTGCTACCGGACTTCCACTCTCCGCTTGTTTACTCTTAATCTCTCCCTTATACGACTTCCCATTCAAGATACAGATATGCATATACTTCCCACCCTTAAGATTTATCGTCCTTATCTTTCCCCCACCTTTTCTGCAATTATCAAAACTTTGAGGTGCCATCTATACCTCCTCCTTAATCTTCTATCTGCACAAACTCTGCATACAATATCGCACCTGTCCCTGTTACTGCAGCATAAATGTCGGTGGAGAACGGCACATCTTCTTTAAAAGAGTGTCTCACAAATGCATCTCCAGCCACTGTGACTCCCACATTACCATCCGACCATTTTATTGTGCCCCCAGAACCACCATCCCTAAAAATTACTTTAGATATATCTGTCCCAATTTTTAAACTATACCCTCTCAACACCCCTGCTTTCCCAGCAACAGTTACTAATCCTGTTCCCCCCGTTGCCAACACCACTGTTGAACTAGCTCCGTGAATGTTACTCATACTATCCTCCTCCTACTTTTATTTAGTAATTTCAATTATTGAACTTACAACCTTCTCTCCTACCTTCCACTCATCACCATCTCGGATTGTCTTGAGAATGGATAGGGTGTGCGATGTCTTCCTCTACAACTCTCCCTAATCTCATCCAACGTAAACACCCTTCTCCCACTCGGTAATGCTGGTCTCTGATATGGCTCTTTCTCATATTCTGTAGACGTCCTCTCCCCCACTTGCCAAGAGAGAGCGTCGATGAGGTCATCATGACGACCGTAGGGAAAGGTAGTGAGTTCCGCCTCCAACTCTCTCATCCCCCTCTTCATCCATATCACACCATTCTCGAACAGTGGCGACAGTCTGTTCTTGATGCGAGCTTCTTTATTGATACGCTTCGCCTTCACCTCATCTATCACATAATATTTATTGTCTATCTTCATCTGTTCTCTAAACGCCGCCGCTAAATGCGCATACCTATTCGTCTCTATCCTAATCTTCGTATACCCATCCTTATCCGCTGTATCAAACGTCTCATCTATCATCTGCTTATCACTCATCCTCTTCCTCACATATCGACGAACGTAGAGACCTGTCTTCGTGTGTTTAACGGAGACGATAGCTGAATAATCTTGACTCGCCTTCCCGGTGGGAGGGTCTGCTGGGTCTACTGTTACCAACCCCTCCCCCTCTTCTGGCAACTTCTCATCCTCATAGTATCTATACCAATCTGGATTGAATGCCATGAATTCCTTAGCAAGAGGTTTATTTTGGTAAAGCATACTGAACATGTATACTCCCATACCACTTCGTATGTCATCCAATCGTTTTTGACTAAACTTCTTATACAGTGGCGTCCCATCCTCTCGAAGACAAGGTCTATCGTATGTATCGAACTTTTCGTTTTCCATCACGTAGTTGATTAAGTCGTAGCTCGCCCATCGAGTCCCTATGACGATACGCTCATCCTCTTCATTTATGAGGAGGGGGATAGTCAATTTATGAAATCCGACAGCTTTCTCTATATCGTCTTTCGATGGCATCGCCTCCTCCCCAGTCAACTCATCCTTCTTCGGCGCCACAGTATCATCCTCTATAATTATATTAAAATGACGTCTGATGATGTTGGTACCTATACCTGCCGCTTCGAAGGTACCCTCTGGATGGTCGACAGGTCTCGCCAGACATGCACAGGAGTCACTCCACCTCACTTTATTGAAGAGAGGGACTCGGTCTGGAAAGAATAGATGATACAATTGATTCTGTTCCACAATCGACCTAATCATCCTTATCGTCTTCTGCGCATTAGGAGTAGTATTTGACGTAATCAATATCCTAGTCTCCGGATTACGTGTCGCCTTCCACAACCCGTAGAGGGATGCGGAAATAGTCGTCTTCAAATAAGTTCGAGGAAGAACGACGAGTTTATCTTTTTTGGAGTGCTGAAGAAAATGACACAATTCTGTGTGGAAGATGACATCAAAAAAAGTAGGGTCAGTAAAGAGTTGAGCGAAGTAAGAGAAGTCATCCAACAACCTCCCTCTCATCTTCTCTATCTCCCTCTCCGTCATCCCCTCTTTATTCATCACTTGCCTTCTCATTCTTCTCCTGCACTATTCTACTCATGACATCTATCAAGCTTTGACTCGGCTCCACCAACACCTTCGCCTTTATCTTGTCTTCCTTCGCATACCCCGTCCTATCCAATATATCTTTCGCAGCTGATACACGTATCATTGCACTCTCATCCGACATCGCTCCCTTTAAAGTGCGTGCCGCCATCTCCGCTGACTCACTCAACATTGTTCGGGTAGGGTCTGTGGGTCGTTGTGCCTCCGCCTCTTGAAACTCTTTCGCTACCTCCCCTTCCATCACCTTCATCTCTGCCTGGAAAAGGGGAGAGTTCACGATGATAGAAGCTCTTGATACAGTGAACCCAATATCCACACACGCCTCCGACAACGTCATCCCCGCCACCAATCGTCTCATCAACGCCCTATGACGTGGGGTCACCTTATCTGGTTGAGCGTTTATTGTTGCTTCCGATTTTTCCTCTTGTGGTAACATCCCCCAATCTCCTTATCTTATACTTATAAAATCAGCATAATCTTTTAACTTAGTTCTTCCAGCATGCACATCTATATGATGACATTCTAAATCTATACTATTACCACACACTAAACAATCACTTCTATTTGCATAAACCTTTGGTTCTATCTTAGCACCATTTATATATTTCTGTAACTTAGAGTCCCAAAACATTCTGCGTCTACCACTATGCACCATAAGGTCAATACTGTGAATTTTAATTGCCTTCATAATTTCGAACCTCATATATTATAGTCATTATCCTTTTCGTATTCTTGCTCATCTTAAAAATAGTATATCACAAGAAAGCAGGTTTGTCAAGTTTTATTTTTTTAGTTTAATCAAAATTTCAATGGTTGAAATTATGAAAAAAATTGGCGGATTTTATTTCTATACTTTATATTATGCTTGGCAGGCTTGGGGGGATACATAGGTATGGTTTGATTGGCGTTCGTTGAAATTGCCTGCCTAACTATTGAAATTCTATGGATTGATTGCCTGCGTGGGCAAGGCTTGAACATATACAGGAAAATCAAGGCAAGGTTTAAATTCAAGAGGCATAAAAAATCTGGCTATACCTATGCAAGATATAGCCAGATATATTGCGGAGTGATTACTTTCGTAGATTATACACTTTCAACCGCGGACAAGTCAACTGCCTCACCGCCAGAGCTAACACTCTTTAAACCATACTTCCCCTTGAGCGCATCCCTGATTTGCCTCTGTACACGTAATGTCATACCTACGTTCGCGTCAGCTGTGATTTGGTCATCACCGTCATACAACTTAACTTCACGCTTTCCGATGTATTCTTTATCATCATGCGTCATCTTCGCTACTATTACTTTTTTACTCATTCTATCCTCCTTCCATCTTTGCGTTAACTACTCTTTTAATATCTGATTAAATAAATTATATCATAAGTATATGATTTGTCAAGTATTATTTTAGTTATTTTTTCATTACATCATAAGTTCAATATTGCCGTTTAATAAGTTATCTCGACGCTGGCATTCAATCATAAGTTCAATAGTCATAATTTTCAATACTTTAAAAAAATGATTTGGTAAGTTTTTCCATAATTTATGGAAATAATTATGGACGTAACCTCAATGAATATAAAGAGAGTTATGGAGTTATGGAAAAAATAGGGATAGCTCTTCGGACAGTCTTGTCTTTTTTTTTTTTTTTTTTTTTTTTTTTTATTATAAAACCATGTAACGGGGACC